TCGTTAGGCACATAATCTGTAAGCTGTGTTCTTGCAGTTGTGCGTAGCAACACCACTGTCTCACCGCTTGCTGGTATGTTGCCTGACGTAAAGGTTACGTTGCCACCACTAGAGCTACCAACACCTGAGACTGTGTAATGGGTTGTCTTGGTCTTGGTTGTTTCTGCACCAGTAGAATCAGTTCTGATGATTACAGTGATGTCATCATCATCAAAGATTTTGAACCCATAAGCAAAGACATCGGTACTGCCATTACCGCTATAGCTGTTTCTAGTTGTTGCGCTACTTACTGTCATGCTCTTGTCTCCAAGTTATTTGCATATTACCATTTCTAAACTGCTTACGCTAGTCAACTCTACTTTCTGTAGGCAAGTCCTCTGTTGCTATTCTCAAAGCATTTTGAACTCCAATAGCATTTGAGTAAGGCAGCGCAGTCAAAAGCGATCTAGCCCTTCCCTGTGTCATCTGTATATTAGGATTTAAAGTAGCTCTAGATATGGACTTCAAAGAAGATTCTATACCAGACGCACCGAACACAATTTGGTAACTGGGGTTGCCTGTTAAAAAGTTGCTTTCAAGTCCACTGCTTCTGTAACTTCCAAAGCCATCAAAATAGTCATTTGGCCCATAAAAATCTAACGCTGTGTCAAGAGTGCCTGGAATAAATGCAGCATAACTTGATCTTGCAAAAGTGGCCTTTGCAATAGCAGAAGCCGAAAGTCTTTCTTCTCTTCTTTCTTTCTTTTCTTTTTCGCTCAAGCCAATCATTTGTATCTGTTGCTGTGCAGTGTAGGCTAAACCAGCAGAAATAGAAGAATACATCATGGCTTGAAAGGCTCTCATGTCACGCATCTTGATATTGTGGAGAAGTTGCTTTGCATGAGACACAACCATAAAAGTCCTAAACTGAACTAAAACTTTGCCGTATTCTTTGGTCATAAATAAACTTAGATTGCCTAAATCGTTTTGTTGTATAGCCCTTCTTGTCCATCTTGCAACTGCTATTCCAAGAATATCTCTTGCCTTTGCTCCCTCGGCAGTTTGCCCCCACTCTTCTAAATTGATTTGTCGTAGTTTTTTTGTTTGAAACAAGAAAGAATTTTCAAGAGTTGCGTGTTTTTTCATATATTTAAAAACAAGATTGGCTTCTTCTTCTCCAAGACCAAGACTTTTCATTCTTGCCATGTGCCGTGAAGAAAAACGACTAAGTTTTTTTCCAGAAAAAGCCATATCAGCAATGGTTTGCATAACTATTCTGGAAGTGCCACGCTCTAAGCCCAAAGTGATCGGGGCCATTCCTGATATGTCAGCAGTGATTCTTTTAGCTCTATCTGCCGTCCTTTGGATGCCATCCAATATACTACGCCCATAAGGGGAATTGGTTTCAAGCTGATCTAATCTATGAATCATCTGATTTGTCATACGTTCTGCACCAGTGCCGAAAAAAGCCTCAATGTCACGCAAAACAGGATCAGTCAATTCGCCATTCTTAGCGCGTGTAATCATAGCCTTAAACTCAGGCACAACTCTTATCAAACCTCGTATGCCACCAACTTGGACAGCGTTCCCAAGTTCTGCAAACTGTGCAAAGCCAACTTGGTTCATTAGTCTGATGAAGTTAAAATCTTGTATAAGACGAGATATTCTCATGTAAGCAGCGTTTGGATCGCCTGAGTTTGGCGGTCTCCTGCCAAGAAGCATATTGAATATTGTACGAGAAACCTCTTCTTCTTTTTCAATTCTTTTTCTGTTTCTTTGCCTTGCTTTTCCAACACCTTCATTCAAAGCATAATTTTTTGCTTGATTAATTAATTTTTCAAAGTCTGTTTCTGATTTGATGCCCTTCTTAGCAAGAGCTATACGTCCAGACATTTCGTTTGCATAAAGGGTAAATACTTGCTCTGCATCACGCTCTTGCAAGTCTTTTATAGAAAATTCTTCTAAGATTCCTGTTTCTTTGTTTACAGCCCTTAGATTTGTTTCCATATCAAATCTTAGTCTGTACTTTGCTCTTGACGGCACACCTGTTTGTTTTTGCTCAAACAAACCTAGAAGACTGTCAATTTCTTCATCACTAAACTCTTTAAATCTGCCATCAACTTCTTTGCCAAAACGCTCCTCTTTCATTATTTGTTTTAGAGTTTCTCTGCTGTCGGATGTAAACAAACGTGAAAATCCTGAATCAATGCCAGCAAGATCGCTTTTGATTTTAATATTCATTGCTCTAGCTATTTGTGCAGCAGCTTCTTCGGTAAGGTCTGTTGTACCGTTTACAAGACCTTGTGTGAGCAACGCTTCAATTCCATTGTCACCAATCTTATTCCTTAAATTGTCAAACTTATATTTATTCCATCTATGGGTAAAATATGTCAGATTTTCTGGGATGTTCTCAAAACCCTTTACCCCTGCTTCTTTAGCTTCACGCAAAATGTCTCTATACAATTCTGCATTTCTTTGAGCCATTCGCTTTACAGCAGGAGAATGTATGCCATTTGGGTTTTCAATAGCATCTGCTACTTGCTCTCCGAAAGACGTTCTTTGTTTTGACTGTGATCTACGGAAAAAACCAATATTATTTTCCTTAGCCCAAGCCTTATATTCTACACCGTATGTTTGATAAAAACGAGCAAGTTTGCCTTTGAAAGCATTTGTTTTAAGAAGGTCAGCAGTTGATTCTATAACATTATCACCACGCACACCAACTGCATCTTCTGCCAAACGCCTACCCAAACCATTGATTATGGGATTGTCAGAGCTTAGAAGATAGTTTGCCATGTCAAATCTAAGCCCAGAAAATTCAGACTTTTGAATTTCTCCTAAATCTTCAATGATTTTTTCTTGTTGCTCTACATCTCTTAGATCTCTTTCCAGCAAAGGCGGATCGTAAGGATTTTCTGCTGCGCCAACACTTTTTTCTCCTAGCAAATCTTGTTTTGCTCTAGCCTCCAATTCCGCTTTTTGTGCGCCTTCTACCTCTTGAAGCAAGTTTTCATGCGCCTGACGCAACTCTGGCTCATTTCCTACACCCCTGCTTATTGCGCCTACACCGCCCCCTAGCAGCATTCCTGCTACCCCAGCGTACAAGATATCATATTCATCCCTTGTGACGCTCTCAGAGGCAATGTAGCCCTCTACAGCAGCATTTGTTGCCGCACCACCCACAGCACCTCTTATGATTCGCCCTACTCTTGAAAGTTTGTTACCCCAAATTAAAGGAGCAGCAACACCTTCAGTCATAACTGTCAAACCAATAGCCGCTGGGTCAGCCATATTTACACCGATTCTTAAGGGAACTCCACTCCACCCCCAAGACTGCATCTTTTTTTCATTCTCAACAGACTGCAAAACTTTTTCACGCAACTGTTTTGCGTGATCAAAACTTACAGTTTCTTCAAGAAAGTTGTGATATCTTTCTGGTATGTCAGCAGTAAGTTCATTGAATTGATCCTGATCCAGACCTTCTCTAAGATAATTCAAATCAGGCGCAAACTCTTCTTTGCCTTGAAAGGCATAAGAGGTCATCCAATCTTCTTCTACACTTGCGCCTATAAACTCAGAAAAAGATGCCTGAGGGTTCTGTTCTTCTAACGTCCTCTGTTGCTCTGCCTCTTGAAAAGCCTGGAACTCTGGCGTTCCAATCGGTGCAGACTTTGACGGTGTTAAAAAAGTTTTGTCTTCAGCCATTAGTTGATTACTTCTATTTCAAAAGCATCTATATCTTCTACATTTGCTTGCCGTTGTTTTTTCAAAGCATTTTGTCTTATCGCTTCATTAATCTGGTTTCTTGCATCTTCAATTTGTTTGGCTTTTGCTTGCTTATCGAGTTTCAGTAATTCTTGCTTTGTAAAAGATACATACTTGCCATCTGGGGTTTGTATTGGAAAACCGCCATCTCTTACCAGATAAAACCTATCTGCCGTTCCCTCAATGTTTAAAAGCCCAATGTTTTCTTTTTCCAACTCACTGTCTTCTAAAAGCTGAGAGTATGTTTCTGAAAAATCATCTATAACCAACTCTGATATTTCTTTAATGTTTTGCAACTCCCCACCTTGATCAAATTCTGGCAACTTAGGAACTAAAACAGAGCCTATCAAAATATGTCTCTTTTGTATTTGATCTCCTGCCCTTTCCAAAGCTGGAACTACTTGCATACTTTGTTTCAGATACTCTTTAGCTAAATCTCGTATCTCTTGTTTTAGATAGCCAGTGTTTTGAGGCGGATCTAAATCAAACTTGTACCAAGGCTGTTTTGTAAGTTGTGCCTCTGTTACATCCAGAGCGTTATCTAGCTCTTTTGAAAACTTTTCTGGATCAATATCTCTCTGCAATCGCATTTGTTGCAAAGCCCCTTCATCACCATAAATGTCTGATAAAGTCTCAAAACTTTGCCACCAAGCTAAATCAGTTTTGTTAAGATGTTTGTGTAGCAAATCATCTCTAAGTTCCATGTTTCTAAACAACATGATTGCAAATCTATCTTCATCGTCAATATCTGTTTTGTTTGGATCAGACAATCTTCCTTTATGTTTGACTAAGGTAGTTTGAAAGTCTTCTGATATCACTCCGTTTCTTTGCAAAAAATCGAGTTGTGCCTGTGGGCTGTCTTTTAGATCAACCAGATTTTCCCTTACAATCATTTGTATATCATCGGATGTAACACCCTTTTGAATTGAAGCGTTAGCTAAGTTACCAACTTTTGCAGCATCCCTCAAAGCATCCATCTTTGAATTGTCTTGTATCCCCTTTGCTACAGCACCCCTGACTGAAGCAAGCCTAGACAAAGTTCTTGCAGCTTTGTCCCCAAGACCCCCAACTCTCTCTGACAAAACTCCATTTGGACTTATGGAACTTTGAAGAATATTTTCTGCATCAGCAACTTTTTGCAAGATTGATTCCGCATCTCCCTCACCGCTTGTTGCTTCATTGGCTGCTTGTTGCGAGAGTTGTTCAGCAAATTCTGCCAGTGCTTCATCCATGTTTTCGGATGTTGTGTTGTTTTCGCTTTGATATTCTGGTGTAAATAATCGGTTGGCTACACTCAACAAATCTTGACTTGAAACTTCGCTGAGTTCATCAACAGCATTTTGCTGAGTGTTATCTACTAAGTCTTTGAACAAAGGATTTACATAAGACCGCACAAGATTTGATCTTTGTGTGTTTGACAACTCTGATGTATCTACAACAACTGTTTGACCTCCATCTGTTGTGAAAGACTGCACTTCACCCTTCAAAATTGCATCTTCCAAAGGTTCTTTGTCTTCAAAGTTTACAGACAATGAGTTTACGATACCCACATTGTCATCATAAGCCTTGGCTCTAATCTCACTTTTTCTTGTTTTAATTCTGTTTTTTATCTTTTGTTGAGTGCTGGCGTTGAGGGTAGATTTGGGAACTTCTAGTGCAATCTTATCAAGCTGGCTTGCGCTTGTGGCAGCATCAATCTGTTTGCCTAAATCTAAAGCTTCAAAACCCTTTTTTATAGACTGAATGCTGTACCCAGTTCTCAAGCCATTTAAATTATAACCTGTTAAATCCTTTTCAATTTCTGAAAGCAACCTTACTCTGTCAGCGTGACCTTTGGGAACTAACGATGCTTGATTAATTTTTTCGGAAATAGAACCAACAGCCTTCTCTGTCCTTATTATTTGACCTCTATTGAAGGCTTTGTTTTCTCCAGAATTTGAATAAGATAATATTGTTGATGACAATGATTGTTTTATTTTGTTTTTCTGAGAGTTTGTAAGATCAGTCCTAGCATCAATAGTATTAAGCTTTTCATCAGAAAACTTTTTGAAATCATCTCTATATTTTGTAGTGTCTGTTTGTTTGTCGTTTCTGTTATACTCGGCAAACTCACGACTGAATTGAGTAAAATATTCGTCTTGCTCCCTTCTTGTTTCTGCATTTTTTTGAGCCATGCCAAAGTCAAATGCAATCTGACCAGCTTGTGAAGCTAGCCTTGCCTGTGCTTGCCCAGGTGCAGTAAACGCCCCTACGTTTGCTCTTGGTGACAACGCACCAGTTGCCATTCTGGTTGTAAGTCCTTGTCCTTGATTATATAAAGGTATTCTGGGCATTTAATCACCTAAGACATAAGAGTTGATGCTTGTTGTCCACCTTGCAATAACGAACCTACAGCAGCGTATCGTAAACCAGCCGACCTTGCAGCACCCTCTGTTCTTACTAAAGCGGCCTCAGATTCTTTTTGTACTTGCTCGATGCTTGAGGCATATCTTATTCTTGCAGCATCTTGCTCGTTATTGAAATAAGCATCGGCTAAAGTTTGCAAAGGACTACCAGAAATTTCTACACCAGAGCCAGCAACCGCAAGCCTTTGTGAACTTGCCAATCTTTCTGACTGCCTTCTTAAATTTGCTTCTTCATCAACCTTTGCTCTTTGCAATACGATCGCTTCATTTTCTGCAACTTGTGCATTATATTCAGCAACAGCTTCAGCATTTTTAGCCGCAGCCATGTTGCCCTTGAAGCCCATTATTCCTGATAATACAGATGCTCCTGCTGCTACATCAGACATTACATTAACCTCGCATAACGAACATAGTCTGTGCCATCTGGCCCATACTTTTTCATAATACCCTCTTTTTGGAATCCAAGCCACTGTGCATATCTATTTGCTGTAAGGTCTAGCACAGACACGCTTGCTTGTATCCTATACAACTTATGCTCTTCCTGTATGTGCTGAAACAACATATCAGTATATCTAGCAACAGTCTTAGGCTTGTTGTAGCCCTCTTTTCCTACTAACAACCATGCTTCCCCCACGCCTTCCCACATTGGATGCACCCCGCCTGTAGCCAACACTACATCACCATCCATGCCTGTGTAACCAATCACATCTTTACTTGCACCCAAAGATTCTTTGCCGCTGCTTGTCATATCAAACAGAAGGTTGATCTTGTACAGATGTTCTTTCTTGAATGGTATTATCTTAGGCATCAAAAGTATTTGACCTTCTCATTATTGCTAACACTGTCATTGGCAGAGGCTGTGATTGTCTTATGACCACCTTTGCATCATTAT